CATGGATATTACTTAATAGTCAAGGAAATATCCTGATTAATTGAAAATTAAAAGTGTTATTTTTCAATGGTTTAACTAGGGTGCGACATATATGCCCAATTATGTTCTGGGTTTGTTCGCATATGAAATGGAGATTTTATGGGATTTTTTAGTAATCTATGGAAGAATTGGGGTAAAAGTGAGAACGTATTACCACCAAAAGAAACAAAGAAAAAGAAAGTAGTTAAAAAGAAAAAGAAGACTACAAAGAAAAAGGTAAAATAAATGGGTACATGTAATAATTGTGGACATGGTTGTCATTGTTCAAGTGGTAGTTCTTGTCAATCATGTGAATGTGCAAATTGTGAGCATGATGAGTAATGGCTAAGGGTATTAACGTAGCAGCATATTCTAGAGGTCCAAAGAAAAGAACATCTATTGGTGATAGTTCTAGATCAAGACCTAAGAATAAACATAAGAGAAGACAACACAAAAGAAGTGTAGGACAAGGATAATGCCAGCAGTACAACGCACAGGAGACGCTAACAACGCAGGTGGTGTAGGGTCATCAAGTGTTAATGTGAAGGCAAATGGTTTATCTGTATTAGTAGATGGTTCACCTGTCACTCCTCACCCAGGACCACATAGTGGTGTCGTAACTGCTAACGGTAGTTCTAAAGTAAAGGTGAACGGAATACCTATCAATCGTACAGGTGACGCAGATAGCTGTCTTCATACAAGATCCGGAGGAAGTTCTGACGTTTTTGCAGGATAACTTGATAAATAGTTATCATGGCAATACTTCAATCAGGATACACAGACGCTTCTCGTACTAACGCAAGTAATAGATCAGTACGTTTATATAGAGATATCGCATTATCTTTTGAAAGAAATTCAGCTACTAAAGATGTAATTGTCAAAAAAGATGTTGACGCTGTAAAACAATCTGTAAAAAATCTCATACTAACAAATCATTATGAGAGACCTTTTCATCCAGAAATAGGTTCTAGTGTAACGGCAATGTTGTTTGAACCTATGAACCCTATTACCGCAAACATATTACAAAGAACAATAGCCGAGTGTATAGAAAATTTTGAACCTCGTGCTAGACTTGTATCAGTTAATGCCAAAGCAATGTTAGATCAAAACGCATATGAAGTTACAATTGCTTTTTATGTTGTTAATGTTCCAGGTGAATTAGTTACAATATCCACAATGTTAGAAAGAAGTAGATAGACATGCCAAAAAGATTATCAGTTACAGATTTAGACTTTGATACTATCAAAGATAATTTAAAAGTATTTTTAAAACAACAAGACCAATTAACAGATTATGATTTTGATGGGTCAACTATGGCAACTTTGCTAGATGTTCTAGCATATAACACACACTACAATGCTGTCTATGCAAATGTTCTTGCAAATGAAATGTTTTTAGATAGTGCTGATTTAAGAAACAGTATTGTCTCACATGCAAAACATGTTGGGTACACACCAAGAAGTGCAACAGCACCTGTTGCGTTTCTAAATGTTACAGTTAACAATGCGACTGGTAATACTTTAACTGCTGCTCGAGGAACAGCTTTTACAACATCCGTTGATGATGTCACTTACACATATCTTGTTAAAGACGCTACAACAATTACACCTAATTCAGGTGTTTATACTTTTTCTAATTTACCTATATACGAAGGAACATTAATTAGTAATACCTATACCGTAGATACTGTAAATGCTGACCAAAGATTTTTAATTCAAAATAATTTAGCAGACACAACTACATTGAAAGTTACAGTTCAAAATAGTGCAAGTGATACCACGTTAAGCACATATACATTATCCTCAGATTTAGCAGATATTACATCTTCATCAAAAGTTTATTATCTTGAAGGTGCGGAAGACCAACAATATGAAGTTAAGTTTGGTGATGGTATACTTGGTGCTGCATTATCAACTGGTAACATTGTTACACTATCTTACATAGTCACAAATGCTGAAGTAAGTAATGGTGCAAGTTTATTTAGTTTGTCAGGAAACATAGGAGGTTTTTCTGACGTTACTGTATCTACTGCTACTAATTCTGCTAATGGTGCTCAACCAGAAACACCTGATAGTATTCGTTTCAATGCACCAAGACAATATGCTGCACAAAATAGAGCAGTAACACCAAACGATTATAAGAGTAGAGTAAAAACAATTTATGCAAATGCAAAATCTGTTTCTGTTTGGGGAGGAGAAGATAATGATACACCTTTCTACGGTCGTGTTTATATTTCAATCAAACCTGTTGCTGGTGCAACACTAACTGAAGCAAAAAAAACAGATATCATAAATCAATTAAAAGAATTTAATGTGGCAAGTATTACACCAATTATACAAGACCCAGAAACAACATCCGTACAATTAAATGTAAGTGTTAAGTATGACGCAAAGTCAACTACAAAAACTGCTGATAGTATTAAAGCATTAGTCACATCAGCAATAACAAATTACAACACAAATAATTTACAAGAGTTTGATAGCATATTCAGACATTCTAAATTTATCGAAACAGTAAATAAGGTTGATAATTCTATACTATCAAATATCACTACTGTTAAATTACACAAATCATTTACAGCTGTAACAACAAGTTCAACAACATATACAGTAAATTATAATAATGCGTTATACAATCCACATTCAGGACACAATGCAACTGCCGGTGGTATATTAACATCATCAGGATTTAAAATTAGTGGTGACGCTACCAACGAATATTTTTTAGATGAAGATGGTGCAGGTAATGTAAGATTATATTATCTTGTTGGTACTACAAGAACATACTCAAATAGTTCACAAGGTACAATCAATTATGCAACTGGTGTAGTTACAATAAATTCTTTAAACATCACAAGCGTTTCAAACGTAGATGGTGCTACATCAACTGCTGTTAGATTAACTGTTATACCTAGTTCAGTAGATGTTATACCTGTAAGAAATCAAGTTTTAGAAATTGATGAAGCCAATACAACTGTATCTGTATCTGCTGATACTTATGATACAACATCAGGTATTGGTTACACATCAGCAACAAGTTATGCTTCGTAACCTATGGCAAAGTTTACAAAGAAATTAAGTCCCCTAGTAGGCAGGCAGTTTCCGCAACATATACAAGCGAACAATCCATTACTGGTTGAGTTCGTTAAGCAATATTATCGTTTTTTAGATTCTGCTCAGATTACACTATCAAGTGTAAGTGCTAGTGATCAAATACTTTTAGAAACATCAACTGCTAGTAATATAAATTTTCTTTCATTAAATGGTACAGACGACAGTGGTAATAATGCTGATGATTATATTCTAGATGAAGAAGGTTCAATAGGTGAGTTCAGTAAAGATGAAATTATTACTGGACAGACCTCTGGTGAAACAGCAACAATACTTGCTGAGGATACGGACAATTTAAAATTATATATATCTGCAAATTCAAAGTTTGTAACAGGAGAGACAGTTACAGGTGGCACGTCAGGTGCTCAAGGTGTGATATCAAAGTATAGGGCAAACCCTAACGAAAGCATATCACAACTCCTTGAGTATGCTGATGTGAACGATACACTAGATGATTTTTTTTTACAATTCAGAAATACATTTCTACAAACAATACCAAATGATTTAACAAGTGGTCTGAATAAAAGACAACTTACAAAAAATATTTTATCTTTGTATAAAAGAAAAGGTACAAAGAAAGGTCATGAAATATTTTTTCGTGCATTGTTTAACGAGACACCAGAAATATACTATCCTACTGTGGACATGCTTCGTATATCTGATGGAAACTTTGCAACAGAAAAAATTTTAAAGGTAACTTTAGTCTCACCATCAAATGGTGATATGTCTAAACTTACAGGACAAACAATTACACAAGCAAACATTGCAGGTAATACAACAGTTAATCTTGCAAGTGCTGTTGTGGAATCTGCAACTGTAGCAAAAACAACTTTAGGCTCTGTACAAAAAGATGTTGCAACACTAGTATTAAATAAAAATTCTATTACTGGAACTTTTCAAAATAGTCTAGGTCATTCTATCATAGATGAAACAGATG